GCCTACTGTCTTGTCGTCCCGCGTGATCCTAACTGCCATCAATAGCCTCCCAAACTCTGCGGCCAATGAATCAGCTTATTCTGCAAAAGAAAATCCCAGAGTCAGATCTTAAGGCCGTTGGTATAAGTCGTCAGCCGTCCGAGGTTGTCGAACAGAGATCTGATCGCGATCCCGAGCGGCCCGCTGCGGCTGGCAATCGCCGCCATGGCATTCGCGACCGCCTCCAAGGAGGGCGCAGCGGCGACAGCAAGCTGGTTCGACACGCCACGCCAGATCAGCCCCAACCGCGAGAGGGCATCATTGGTACGCTCGATCTGGTCTGCGTCCTGCTCCGAGACAACGACGCCAAAGGCAAGAACATCCTCTGTCGCCTGGCGCAGCGTTGCGGTATCGATCCGCGCCATTGCGATAGAGCCTTCCTCGCCGAAAAGCTGCCCCGCAACGGCGGCGCGCTCGGCGGCGGGAACGAAGTCTTCGATCGCGGCGTTGATCGCACCGATGCGCTGGTCCAGCGGCAGGGCGATCAGGTCGGAGGCCGACAACCCCAGCCGGTCCAGCGCATCGGCGGCCGGGCCGGTCCCTGCAGCCGCCTGGCTCAACCGCCGCGTCAGATCCTTTGTCGCCTGCTCAATACCCGACATCGATACACCGGCCAATTCACCCGTGCGCTCCAGCGTCTGGATCGAGGCGACTGTCGTGCCCAGTGATTGCGCCAGTTTGGCCTGCGCATCGACGGTCTGAAGGCCAGAGCGGATCATCGCGACGCCCGCCACTGCCAGCGCCGCAGTGGCAGCCGCTGCCGCAAGCGTGGCACGGCGGGCAAAGGCAGCAACACGCGCATTCGCGAGGTCCATCTCACGCGACAGCCGACCGAACCCGCGCGCGCCTGCCTCGCCGACGCCTTCCAGCTCGGCGCGGACCTGGCGGCCGCCTTCCGCGACGAGGCGGACGGATACGCGTTTTTCAGCCATCGCGGCTTCCTTCCATTTGTTCATTCATTTTGCGGACCATCACCGCCTCGATCTCGGGCAGCAGTTCGGCAGCAATCAAGGTGTTCACGCCAAGCGCCTGTGCGAGGGCTAAAGCTGCGCCCATGTCCCAGCCCAAGACAGCACCGGGGATCACCCGCAGCTGACCACCAAGGCGGCCGACCAGATCCCAGACCTGCCAGCCGTCCTGCGTGTGTGGCTGGTTCAGTCTTGCAGGGCAGTCCGGGCAACGCGCTTGGCACGCGGCGCAGTAGCGATCGCCCCCGCCGAAGGACCAGTCGGCAAGGGCGCAGAGACGTTTTTTTCCGCGTCCAGGATCAGACCGCGCGCGACGTATTGGGTTTGGAAGGCCTCAAAGACTGGCCAGATCTCCAGAAGGGCGTCGATGCCGTCTGGCGAAACGGGGACGATGTTGCCCGCGTCATCACCTACGCCCTCCCAATCCAGCACGGCGCAGCGGGCGACAGCTTTCGCCATAGCAAGCGCCAGTTCTTCGGTCGTTGCGGTCTCCGGCATCTTCTCGATGGCGGGATCAGCCCGCGCTGACACCATCAGCGCGGTGGTGAGCGGGCCTACCAGCAGGCGCAGGCCCGGAGCGAGATCAAGCCATTGCGGGGTGGCGGTCAGGTTCAGTCGGATCATGGTTAGTATCCCGTGAGTGAGTTGATGAGAGTGGCGGTGCACATGCGCGCGGGGCTTGTGGCCTTCGCGGCCTGCCAATCGAAGCTGGCTTGCACACCCTGTGGCCCGGCGATCTCAATCCGGGGGCGTGGCAGATAGACGGCATGGGCGGTGAAGGTAAAGCTGGCATTGGCGCCAAGGCTGTAGGTGAATTCCAGCTCGCAAGGGCTACCGTCGATGGCTTGGGTCACCAGCGCGCTGTCGGAAAAACGGACCTCAATCCGCCCGGTGAGTGCGGCCATGGTTGGATCGGCACCATCAATGCGGCCATCGCCACGAATGGTCTCGATTCGGTCGAGGTTGTTTGAATAGGTGATCTCGGCGGAGACCACGTTGCCAAGCGCGGCTCCGTTGCGTTTGACGGTGCCGTTGAAGTGGCCAAAGCGTTGCAGGCCCAGCGCGGTGGGCGTGCCAGCGGTGGTGGCGGCTGCGATCGTTTCGCCTTGAGCGATGAGCCGCGCGGTGGCGGTCAACAAGCCAGAGCGCTGCATCTGCCATGATAGCTGATCCAGCACGCAGCCAGCATACATCGCAAAGCGCGGCACTTCCGGCATGGCCGTCTCGATCGACATGCTGGGCAGTGTCCAATTGCCGGACTGAAAGGTATGAGTTTTTGGCGTGGTGCCAGACGTAGTGGGCTGGCCGAACGCCGCTTTCAGCCAATAGCCAAAGGCCTCGACGTCAATGGGGATAACCACTTCGCCGTCGGCCGTCACCGCGTCCTTGATCGGAGCAAGCGGATCACGACCGTAGCCCAGCAGTTCGGATTCCAGCAGGGGTTGTTCCGATCCCAGCGTTGTCCGCGCAAAGGGCATCAACCGGAACCCACTGACCGGTGGGGTGCCGTAAACTGTCTCATACGCAAGCGCCATCTGCGCCCGCGCGCCTTGCGCTCGTGCCATGTTGTTCTCCTTGGTGTCAGGGTGTCAGGCCAGAGGGCCGGTGGTTGTGTAATGCAAGACCACGGTAATAACCGCTGCCTTGAGTGCAGCAGCGCCCTCAACGGGCAGATCGACCGAATCTGGAGCCTCGGGTTCAACCCAATCGCAAAGGCCGTCGAGGGTGCGGTCGGCCTGCAGCGCAGCGCCTATTGCGGTGATTAGGTCGTCGAAAGCAGTGGCGCGGCCATTCGGTGCCTGGATGACCACTTCTAGCTCGGCCCGGTGCTGGTAGTGATAGCGTAGCGGTGACAGCGTGACTTCCGGCTCGTCCGGTTGGCCGTCGCGCAGGATGATCAGACCTGCAGGCGGGATCCGCTCGGGCAGGACTTCATCACGCAGAACAAGGGCGGCAAGCGGCTGAAGTCGCGCGTGCAGCGCGGCGAGGATGGTCTCGCGGTTGGTGGGCATGATCCAGCCTTTGCTAGTGTCAGTATTCGTGTAGGCTGACGGACAAGAGGCTCTCTAAAGGCCCACCCGTCTTGCCAGCCGTCACTGACTAACGTCGAGCCTTTCCAGGGTCGCCCGGTCGGGTGCGCCGGTTTCGGGTTTTCCTGCCGAAGCTTGATAGGCGCGCATGGCTCTTTGTGATGCAGGCCCCCATTGCCCGTCAGGAGTTCCGACATCGAAACCCCCGGCGTTTAATAGGGTTTGAATGGCACGGTAGTCGTCTGCGGACAGTGACAGCGTCGTCCATCCGCAAGCGGCTGCAACCGCCTCGATTGCATCCTGCGATCCAGCGAGATCGAACTGCGCGTCATGCTGCTGGCCATTGGACTCGACAAGTCGAAGGAAAAGACGCTCGGCGTCGTAGATCGATCGGATGAAGGTTTCTGCCTCGCGTCCGAAGAGGCCAGCCCCCTTGTTACTGGTCAGGCTGTTCCATCGGGTTTGCTGCGATGGCTGATAATCGATGCGGAGCGTCAATTCAAAGGAATTGCGCTGGAAGTCGTTCATCAGGAAGTCGTCTTGGACGAATATGAAAGCTGTGTCACCTTCGATGCAGCGCGCGACGAGGGCTGTCTGGCCCATGAAGTTGTTGGGCCGGAATTGCGAATGATTCAGCGCAATGATCTGTGGGCTGTCGTCCACCGCTGCCCGAGTCGCTTCAATGGTCCACCAGCCCGAAACCCGATGCCCCTCCCGATTGGCCTGCTCGAACGGGGCTAAGGTATAGTCGATGGATAGAAGCCGCGAATCCGCCCATGCGACCGTTTGCGCGGCACCCTCCGGTGGCATCGCCGTGTCTGCCGCTGGCGCAGCGGGTGGCGCGGATGCAGCAGGCTGAGGCACCATGACCGGAAATGCGATCCCGTATTTCGCCTGCAGATAGCCCATCTGCAACTGTGCCAGTGTGAGCCGTTCAGTTTCGGCGCGGCTGAGTGTGAGGGCCTGGATCAGCCCGCCGCCGGTTGCGGCCTCGCGTTCTGCTTCTTCGATGCGCTGCTGAGTGGCGGCCATTTCGCCAAGGATCTGTGCTGCCCTTGTTTCATCTGGTTGAACAGCGGGGACGGTCAATTCCAAGGTCGCTGCACCTGCCTCCGCGTTTATGCGATTCTCGATCAGCGTTCTGGCGAGCAAGAGTGCTTCTCTGCGAGCATCGATTAGTGTCAGGATCAGACCACCATCGTAGCGTGCCGCCATCGCTTCGACCTCAGTGAGTTGGCGTTCGATATCGACTAATTCCGCAGGAAGTTGACCGTCTTGAGCATAAACCGGCGAAGCCGCAATTGTGATGGCGAAAACAAATGATCTCAATGACATCTTGGATTCAAACATCAAGTGCAACGGTTGATTTGAAGGCCGCGATTTCGTCGGCCATGGCTTCGGCGGGGGTTCTCCAGCCCAGTGTCTTTCTGGGGCGGTTGTTCATCAGAGCTGCGATG